GGGAGGGACTAATGCCCTGGTACACACTCGGTATGGGCAGAAAGAAGGTAGACACTTCTCCGGAAGCGTTTGAGCGTGCTCTTACCGCCGCTGCGACGAACGTCCGAGAACAGACTACTTCTCGTTCTTTCATGCCTTCTTCGGAATCATGGCAAAACGAAGTATGGGGATATTACGACACGCTTGGTGAGTTCCGGTACGGCGTTGACTGGAAGTCGCGCATGATGTCGCGTACCCGACTTTACGCCGCGCGTATTGATCCTACGCAGGATGAGCCCGTTCGTCTTGATGACAACTCACTAGCCGTTCAGCTTGTTTCTCGTCTCGGCGGTTCCGTAGATCAGCCATCTATGTTGGCTGACATCAGTACGCAGCTTGACGTTTCCGGAGAAGGATTTGTCATCGCGGAAGAGGTAAGCGGAGTAGAGTCCTGGTTCGTTCGATCCCGAGACGAAGTGCGTAAGCGCTCGGGTGTCTTCGAAGTCATAGACGAAGAAACCCTGAGCAACACGCAGGAATGGCGCCCGCTTTCGAATAACAGTTTCGTGATGCGCGTGTTTCATCCCCATAAGCGCTATCACTACATGGCAGACTCGGCTTCTCGTGCCGCCCGAGGAACCATGCGGGAGTTGGAACTAGTAAACAGGCACATCCTTTCTCAGTATCTGTCTCGTCTAGCGAGCGCAGGCGTTTGGCTTGTTCCCCAGGAAATTACATTCCCTTCCCGGGAAGAGTTCGCAGACCAGCCTGATCCGTTCATGGCTGAATGGATTGAGATTGCGGCAGAGGCCATTGCCAAGCCCGGAACGGCTTCTGCCATTGTTCCTATCCCCATGAAGGTTCCTGGGGAGTGGCTTGCTGCAATGAAGGATTCTCACATCGACTTCACCCTTCAAATCGATGAGCGAATCATTGAAAAGCGAGAGTCCGCTATCCGTCGCCTAGCTACTCAGATCAACATTCCCGCTGAGATCCTTACGGGTATGGGTGCAGTCAATCACTGGGGCGCATGGCAACTCGAAGAAGGTGCGGTAAAAACTGCCATCGCTCCGGATGACGAAACCATCTGCGCAGCGTTCACGAAGCAGTATCTCCGACCGAGGCTTGCCGCATCTGGTGAAGAAGACCCGAACCAGTACGTCGTTTGGTATGACCTTTCCGAGATCACGATCCGGCCGGATCGTTCCGAGAAGGCTATCCAGCTCTATGACCGTCTTGAGCTGTCTGGGGAAGCTGCACGCCGTGAAGGCGGTTTCGATGAGTCGGACGCTCCGACCGAAGAGGAGCTGAGCATGCAGGCTTGGCGCGTTCTGCTCAGGACCGTCCCTGACTTGGCTCTGACAGCTCTCCGGGAGCTGACAGGGGAGGAAGTCACTCCGACTCCTGAAGAGTCCGCAGAAGACAGCACAGAGACTCCTGAACCCGAACCGGAGCCTTCTGCCGCTGAGCAGAGGACCGAACCAGACACCCAGAACGTTCCTCCCCCGAGTCCTGATGCATCCGCCGTTCGTGTCGAGAGGATGATTAAACAGGCGAACGAGAAGCATCTAATCGAATTCAACGGGTTCGGTCAGTGGTCCTTGTACCATTCTCAGGTATGTAGGGATCACGCCTATTCGTGCCCGTTCACGCAGGGGATGCTAAACTCTAGGCATACCGCTTTTCCGGGGCGTTCCGGTCTATATGAATGTAGCCTAGACGAACAAGGAACTATCCGGATCGGCAATCATTCCCCGCTAGAAAACACGGAGGAACTGGTATCCCTTGGATGGAAGGGAAATAGGTTGAATGGTCACCGTAGCTACTGATCCCGCCTTTCACTTGAGGGGACGACACGTTCAACACGCTCACGGGCGTAACTCGACAGAAGGTGGAGAGCACCTGTCGGGTGCGATGATTGCACTCATGCCGACAGAAGCAGATGCCAAGCGTTTGCGGATCGGTGGAGGGGAGAAGGCGGAACAGCTTCACCTTACCCTGTATTTCCTCGGAGAGGGATCAGACTGGAGTGAAGAAGAACGAACCGGCTTGGTCAATGCTCTGATTGACCGCGTCGCAGAGAACCCTACGGATGTAATCGAAGCTCGTGCATTCGGTGTAAGTCACTGGAACGGTGATGGCGATAATCCGTGCTGGGTTCTCAATGTGACTAAGACTCCCCAGGAAGATCCCCCGGAGTTCGCAGACATAGAAGGCGTACGGACGATTGCGGCCGATGCGCTCCTACAAACCGAGCTGTTCAAAAAGATGCCGGAACAGTATTCTCCTTGGGTTCCTCACGTCTGCCTGGCGTACACGGATGACCTGAGTCTGACAGCCGAACTTCAGAAGCGTCTAGGCACGATAACGTTCGATCGTATCCGGGTTGCGTTCGCTGGCGACTATACCGATATTCTCCTGAACGAAGACAGTCTGACCGCTGCTGCGAATCCACTCTTCCGGCGTAACCTGAACGACTATGAACTTCGCTCCAATACGGATTTCATCCGGATGCAAGAAACATGGACGGATGCTGTAGACGCTGCATGGGCCGCTATCCAGCCGATCAGGGAAGAGCAGCTATCGAGTCTCACGGAACAAGTCTTCAATGCTGCACAGACTGATGATCTGGACGCACTGACCAGTCTCAGTCTCGAAGACGGGTCTATTCAGGCAGTTCTGTTTGAGCACATGACCAGAGCCGCAAATGAAGCGGGTATGGCTCAACAGATCGAAGCGGAAGAACAAGGCGTAACGGTTCCCGATTGGTCGCTAGAAGAGAACTTGACCGCAGCTATCGGGCTCAGTCTTCTTCAGTCCATTTCGGAAGTAACAGCTAAGGTGATAAACACGTCGTTTATCCAGAGTGCTATCAGGCGTGCTCTGTCGCTGATCGGTCGTCCGCAGATCAGTCCTGAAGAAATCCGGGAAGAAGTAGAGGCTCATCTAGAAGCACTGTCAGAGGCTGGCCCTAGAGAATCCATCGGAGGGGCGATTACGGCTGCACAGAACGAAGGACGCAGGACCGTTCTTGCAGCCGCGCCAGAAGCCAGTCAGTATGTTGCTTCGGAGATACTTGACAGGAACGTCTGTCAACCGTGTAGGCAAGTGGACGGAACAACATACGAAACCTTGGCTGATGCAACCGAGCAATACCCATCCGGAGGATTCAGGAATTGCCTGGGCGGAGTTCGGTGCAGGGGCACTATCGTAGCCGTTTGGGATGAGGAGTAAACCAGTGCCGTATGAAGTGATTCAGAATCACGATGAATGCCCGGACGATTCTTCCTGGGGCGTTGTGAAGATTGCCGATGGGGAACTCATGGGCTGTCACGCTACCGAAGCAGAAGCGCAGGACCAGATTGCGGCTCTGTACGCAGAGGAAGAGGGTGAGATGTCTAGCTCTTCTACTGCCCCTTGGCGTGGACCGTTGGCCGTTGAGGGTACCGTAACCGGAGATGGGCGGGAGTTTGCGGAAGGGGCACTCACGTGGGCGGATCTTCCGATCCCTCTCCGCTGGAACAAGGAAGACTCCCACGGTGGAGAACCGCATACCGTTGCGGTGAACGTCGGTCGAATCGATCACATCTGGCGTGACGGAAATCAGATCATGGGTGAGGGTGTGCTCAACCTGAAGTCCGAGGACGGTTCTCGGGTTTACCAGATGATCGAAGATAAGTTCCTGCGTGGAGTTTCGATCGATGCTGATTCAATCAGTGATGCGGATGTTGAATTCGTCTGGCCAGAAGACAGTTCGGCCGGAGAAGACGAAGAAGACCCGTTGGCGCTTCTCTTCGCTCAGCCGGAGAAAATCATCTTTCACGCCGGACGCATTCGAGCGGCTACGCTGGTTGACATTCCTGCGTTCGCAGAAGCCTATATTGAGCTTACGGACCAGGAAGGGAACGTCATCGCTGGCGGTTCCAGGTTTCACTTCGGGGCAGTCGGTACGCACGAAACAGCTACGTCCGAAGCAAGTTGGGACGGACCCGCCAACGAAACCCGTCTTCCTTCTCCTATGAGTGTAGAGACTGCCAGGAACGCTTATGCGTGGATCGATGACGCTCGCGTAGAAGACGGAGAAATCGTCAAGGACGCGGCTAGGTTTATCCACCACGAAGTGAGCGCCGATGGTAGCCCGGGTGCAGCGAACCTGACCGCGTGTTCCTCGGGTATCGGCATCCTGAACGGAGGACGTGGCGGAACGACCATCCCCGAGGCAGACGTACAGGGCGTGTACGACCACCTAGCGGCCCATCTCAGGGACGCGGGCAGGGAACCCCCTCCGCTCACTGCCAGCGCCGCACACGGGCTCACAGCCGCTCTCACAGATGAGGACTGGGCTCCGCCCAAGTCCTGGTTCGATGACCCCAAGCTGAACGTCTATACCGGGATCACGGTTCACGCGAACGGTCGTGTTTACGGTCATGCTGCTGCCTGGGGCAGTTGCCATATCGGATACGCGGATGAGTGTGTCTCGGTCCCCGAGGAAGATTCTCACCCGTACTTCATGACGGGTGAAGTCTTGACCGAAGAAGGCGAAGCTGTATCGGTTGGTCAGATCACGGTCGGTACGGGACACGCGGGATTGAACCTCGGTCATCAGGCTGCCACTGCACACTATGACAATACTGGTTGGGCTGTCGCAGATGTCGCCGTAGGAAATGACGCTCACGGAATCTGGGTTGCGGGATCTATTCGATCGAATGCAGAGAGCGCAAGAGTTCATGAACTTAGGGCATCCGGGCGCGTCTCTGGTGACTGGCGCAGGATCGGAGGAAAGCTCAGGCTCGTTGGCCTACTGGCCGTGAACGTCGCTGGCTTCCTTGAGCCGTCCATGCGTGCCCGTGTAGCATCTGGTAACGTGCTGTCCCTTGTTGCTGCGGGAAGTTCTCCGGTTGCCCCCAAGCTTCTGGAAATGACCGAGCAACAGGCAATGCGAATTGTCATGGGTATGTTGGCAGATCGTGTTAGGAAGGAGTGAATCAGGTCATGTGTGCTTGTAACAAGAAGCGGCCCAAGCCCGTCATTGTCCGTCCGGGAGCGTAGTCGCGCGCTACGTGATTGTAGGACACAGAAAGGCC